GGGGTCACCTGGTCCCAGAGCGTGTAGTTGCCGCACGACAGACCCGCCGGGACGGCCGGACGGTCGAACAACAGCGGTAACTGCCCCGGGCGTGTTGGTCCTGTGTACATGCCATCCTCCGATGGTCATAGGTTGAGCGATTCTCAACCCTGCCCCCGGTCGGGGTCCTCACCCCGGCCGGAGACAGAGAGCACTGGTCCTGGCCGCATACGGCCGCTGGCCCATGCGGGAACACTTGATCACCTCGACTTCAACCAGGTCTGCTGGCGGAGTGTGTCACGTGCTGCCTATGGCCACTTGGCTAACCTTGATCGGCAGGTCTCTCCTCCCTTGCGGTCGGAGATCCTGGAACAGTGTCGCTTGTGGATCTTGCCAGCCACCCCGGGGGAGTCCTCCGGAGTCTGGTCGCTGCCAGATTGTCCAGGGTGTCCCTCCCGGGGTGACTGTGAAACTGTCACCTTGCCCCCGGTCCGGCCAGCACCTACTAGGTCAAGCGGGAACGGCCATCCGTCCCCTAAGCGCTCAACCGTTCGGCCGTGTTGCTTGCGCGGCCTCCCTGTCGGGGGGAGTAGCGTTGGCAGCACAAGGCTGCCAAGGTGGCGTCGATTCGCCACCGGGTACCTGTGGACGGCTGGTTACCTGTTGCGGCCCGCAAGGGCCTGTCAGGCAGGGTACGCGTCTCGTCGGATGACCTCTGAGACAGTCTTCTCCCTTTTCCGCCCCGGGTTGCCCCGGACTCTCTCTTATCGCAGACGTCGTGGTGACCGCCTGACCCATGGCTTCCCCATGGCTCACTCAGGATCGAGTGCTGGCGTGTCGTGCCCGGGGGAACCCCGGCCACCGCCTGTCCCGTAGGACTGTCGATCTTGCTGACACCTAAGAGTCAACCACAGCGCGAGCGCTGTTGTCAACCCCCGTATTCTGACGGTGCTCGGGTGGGGGGACTCGCGCCCCGCCCCCCTCCGTACCGTCGTGCTTACAGTGAGAACACTACGCCCCGGGGGGCAGCCTGTCAACTGTCAGGTTTTACCTGGCGTATACCTTCGGGGGCTTGACGTACTGGCGATCTTGTGGTTCGATCGCGCGCGCGCAGCGCGTCGCACGGGCGGGCGCAGGCACGCTCGGAGTCGCATCTACAGGAACGCGCGCACGTAGCACGGGGTCGGTGGGTTAGTCGACCCCTCGTTCGGGTCCGAACGATTCACTCGAACATCTGTACGAATAGGCTAGGCTGCCCTTACCTAACCATATCACTTGTGTTTCAGTGTGGCACTGCTTGTGCAACTCCGTGTCGCACCCAGGCAGGGTGCAACTAGGTGTGTAACCCGGTGTTTCACACCGTGTGCCACTGGTTGTGTCACACTTGACCCGGGGGATGCTTAACGCGCACCCCCCCATTCATCCCTACTATCCACCCACGGTTTTTTGCCCGATCCCACAGGATTTTTTGCCCGGTCCCGGTGCATCTGTGCAGGTCAGAGGCGCGTTGTACCTCGTGTGACGTAGACCACACGGGGGTTTACACCATGGGAGCGGTTACAGGGGTGCATATACATAAGTGAGAGGATCGAACGCGAAGTGAAACGAAGCGGCGAGTGAGATCCTCGAACGACCAAGGATGTCCGACCCCAAGGGAGGACAGACCGGTGTTCGATCCTCTCGGATCGAGCGACCCCATCAAGGGTCGCTCTCCTACCTAAGACCTCTTCGCTGACGCTCAGAGGGGGCGGTAGCCCCCCTCTGCCCTCCTCGCTTCGCTCGTCGGACATCTCCCCCCAAGAACTTCTCTACGCCCCTCTTATGCCCCCAGTCCTCTCCGAGGCTGGGGGAGTCGATGCACCAGGACAGGATCTCCGACCTCTCGGGAGGAGAGACAGGAGAGACCTTGACTGTACCAACCGACGGCCTCCGCTGGAAGGCGGAGGCGTTCGTCGACAAGTGGAACGAAGACAAGACCCAGTACGTGCAGCGGGAGACGGGCGTCTACGCGCCCGCCGCTGCCGAGTTCATCCGACTGGGAGTCGACCCCGACGACCAGGCGTACTGCGCAGACAACTTGGTTGTGACCGCAGGTCTCAACCGCGTCGGCGATCTGATCATCGCCGCCGGTGGACAGGCGCCGACGAACACGTCGGCGCGTATCGGTGCCGGTAACGGCGCTGGTACCGCTGCTGTGGGTGACACAGACCTGAGTGCCGCCGCTGGCTCTGCGAACCGGTGGTTCCAGATCATGGACGCTACGTTCCCGTCTCGTGCCGGTGCGGTGTTGTCGTTCAAGTCTACGTTCGGTACCGCCGACGGGAACTTCGCCTGGAACGAGTGGGGCATCGACATCGGTACCCCGACGGTCACCTCTGGTGCCACCGTCAACGCCACGCTGCTCAACCACAAGACCTCCGCCGCCCTCGGCACCAAGGCTTCGGGCGCGACCTGGGCCTTTACCGTCACCATCACCCTGTCCTGAGAGGCTGCTGTGCCAGGTTACCAGAGCACCCTCATCGAAGCCCAGGTCGACGGCACGGCGGTTGCCAACACCACCACCGAGACCTCGCTGCTCCCGGCGGTCGCCAAGATCGTGCTCCCTTCGGGGTACATCAACCGGATCGGTAAGCGCTTCCAGATCCGCGCCTCCGGCCGGATCTCGAACATCGCCACCACCCCGGGCACCCTGACCCTGAGGTTCAAGTTGGGGCCGACCGCGAACATCGCGGTGGCTACCTCGCAGGCGTTCTCGCTGAACGTCGTGGCCAAGACCAACGTCACATGGGTCCTGGAGGCGTGCATGACCGTCCGAGCCATCGGCTCGGGCACTGCGGCCAACGTCTTCACCAACGGGACCTGGACGTCTGAGTCCGTCGTGGGGTCAGGCGTCCCTACCGCTGGTGGCGCCGGTACCGGGATGTGGGGCGCTTCGGCCCCTGCTGTCGGCACCGGGTTCGACTCTTCGGTGGCGAACCAGGTCGACCTCACCGCTGCGTGGTCTATCGCCAACGCAGGCAACTCGATCCAGTTGCACACGTTCGCGCTGGAAGACCTGACCACCACGCCGTAAGGGGGAGCGGTGCCCACCTCTTTGTTCTCGGCCGGGCCGACCGAGTACGCACCAGGTGGGCCGGTCCTGCTCGTCCCCGGCGGGCAGGGTGACTCGCAGTCGAGGTACCACGAACTCGAAACGTTTGTCGGCACCGTAGGCGCCGCCTACACGATCACCTCGGGACTGTCGGACAACGGCGGCACCGGAACTGGCACCTGTCTCTATCAGACCGGTTTTGCGCCGCTGCTGTCCGAGTGTGCCGAGATCATCGTCACCACCAGCAGCACGTTCTCCCGCCGGATGAACTTCGGCGATACCAATGTGCCGCTGGTCGAGACCTGGTACACGCTCTCGTTCTGGTTCGACACCCTGCCGTCGGCGAACACCCCAATCGCCAACACCCGGGCCGCCGGGGTCAACACCTCGCAGTTGGTGCTCAACTCCGCCGGGACGTTCTCGATTCGCGACGGCGGCACCCCGGTGTTCACCACCACCGCGACGCTAGCGACCAACACCCTCTACACCATAGAGCAGCACATCAACTTCAACACCGGCTTGCAAGAGATGTGGCTGTCCGACCGGTTCGGGAACCTGATCGAGGCCGGTGGTGGGACCTACGTCGGATCGGCTCCGGATGCATTCCAGTTCGGGCTGATCTCAGCGCCCGGAAACACCGGAACCTGGCGTTACGCCCGCTGGGGCTACTCGACCGTTCAGCGGTTCGGCGCCCCGGTGCTCGACACCGCCGCTACGGTGCCCATCTCCGACTCTGACACCCTTGCTCTGACCGACGCCTTCTCGGCGATCGTGGCCAACTTGTCCGCGACCGAGACCCTCACGGGCTCGGATGCGACCAGCGTCCAGCAAGCGGTGTTCTCGGCTACCGAGTCTCTGGCTCTGGCCGATGCGTTCGCCGCACTGGCTGCGGTCAACTCGGCCGCAGAGACGCTGACGCTCACCGACGCGGTCAACCTGCTGGACACCGGTGGTGGGGCGACGCCGATCTCGGCGTCCGAGACCCTAACTCTAACAGACGCCGTATCTCTGCTGACGGTCACCTTGTCGGCGGCAGAAACTCTGACCCTGACCGACGCCGTAGGTGCCCGATCTGCGACGCTCAGCGCCACAGAGACCCTGTCTCTGGCCGACGCGGCGTTCCGGGTGGGCCTGACGGCCTCAGAGACACTGAGCCTCGTCGACGCCTCGGTCAGCACGGCACTGACTGCTGCTGAGGTACTGGCGCTCACCGACACCCGAGGTGCCACCTCGCTGTCGGCCGCCGAAACTCTGAGTTTCGCCGAGGCATACACCGACCGGTCGTTCTCCCAGGCGGAGTTCCTGCTTCTGGCCGACGGTGTAGGCGCACTGGTCAAGACCGGTGGGCCTGCGATCACCCTGCTGCTTCTCCCGTACCGCGAGCGCCCCCGGCGGAACCGCTACGGGTCCGCCAACACCCGCATCGCACCCTAGGAGACCCCGAAGTGGCCAACTCTGTCACTCAGACCACCACCGCCGCAACCGTCCAGACCACGACTCAGCCCTTCGGGGCCGGGGCTGCGGTCGAAGAGTTCGAGATCGTGCACGTCGCGGGCACCGACGTGCTGTGGTTCAGGGTGGACGGAACCAGCCCGACTGTGGCCGGGACCGACGCTTTCCCGGTGCGTCCGGGCGAACGGCTCGCTCAGAACAAGTTCATCGACAACACCGGCGGAGCCACTGCGCAGATCCGTGTCATCTCGACCACAGCGGTCACCTACACCCTGATCGCGACTTCCCCCCTGAGGACAAGGATCAAGTAGATGGCGGCTCTCAGCCAGGCTGACGCGAAGGCCAAGGTCCTCGAACTCATCCGGCTGGGAGCCAAGGTCGAAGACGCGATGGACGCGGTTGACCACCGCACCAGGAAGACCTACGAGAACTGGCGGTACAACGACAAAGAGTTCGCCAAGGCGGTCGACAACGCCCGTGAGCGGCGGGCTATCGCCAAGGCCCGGGGGAACGACGAAGATGTCGCGAGCCTGAACTTCGAGGACTGGCGCAAGCGCTTCCTGGGCCGCGAGACCTACACGCACCAGCGGCAGTGGATCCAGGTGCTAGAGGGCAAAGAGGTCACCGACCTCCACCCTTCGGTCACCTATGAACCCGGACGCCCGGAGCGGGTGCTGATCAACACGCCCCCGTTCCACGCGAAGTCCACGGTGATCACCCAGGAGTACGCGACCTACCGCATCTGCATGAACCCGAACATCCGGATCTGCATCGTCTCGAAGACCCAGACCAAGGCCAAGAAGTTCCTGGTCTCGATCAAGAAGATGCTCACCGGGGTCCAGTACGCCGAACTCCAGCAGGCGTACGCCCCCTCGGACGGCTTCAAGGACAAGTCTTCGCCGTGGACGGCGACGATGATCTACGTCTCCGGCCGAGACAACGCCGAGAAGGACCCGACGGTCGAGGTTCTCGGCATCGGTGGGGATATCTACGGTGGTCGATACGACCTGATCATCCTCGATGACTGCGTCACCAAGGACAACGTCACCGAGTTCGACAAGCAACTCGACTGGATCAACCAGGAAGTTGCGTCTCGGGTCAAGGGCGGCAAGATCATCATCGTTGGAACCCGGGTGGGTTCTATCGACCTGTACGCCTGGCTCAGAAACCCCGACAACTTCACATCAGGACGCTCGGTCTGGACCTACCTGGCCCAGCCCGCAGTCCTAGAGTACGGCGAAACCCCGGATGAGTGGAACACGCTCTGGCCCCGGAGCACCGCGCCACTCGATGAGGAGGATCCGGGTGAACCAGACGAGAACGGCGAGTATGCCGCCTGGGACGGCAAGGCCCTGGAACTGGTCAGGGACAGCATCAAACTTTCCACCTGGTCGCTGGTCTATATGCAGCAGCAGGTGGCCGAGGACGCGATCTTCAATCCAGTCCTCGTCCGCTCCTCGATCAAGCGGGAGCGGAAGCCCGGACCGTTGAAGGCGGGCGTGTGGGGTCACCCACGCGCGGGCATGGAGGGTCAGTACGTCATCGCCAGCATGGACCCGGCGATGGCCGGTGACACGTTCACCCTGGTGGGGGCGGTCGACAGACGCAGCCAGATGCGCAGGATTATGAACTGCTGGGTCAGGTCTGCGCCGTCCCCAACCTACATCCGTGATCTGATCAAAGAGGTCACCGACGAGTACCAGGTCAACGAGTGGGTCATCGAACAGAACGCCTTCCAGTTGTTCTTGATCCATGATCCCGAGATCAACTCCTTCCTTCGGTCGCGCGGGGTGAAGATCACTCCCCACTACACCAGCCGCAACAAGCAGGACCCATCCTTCGGGGTGGCCTCTGTTGCCACGCTGTTCGGAACCCTTAAGCGGAACGAAGATGGGCGCCGAGAGGGCCTCGACTCCAACGCAGACAACATGATCGAACTGCCTGACCAGGCCGGGAACAACGGCATCAAGGCCCTGGTCGAGCAGTTGATCACCTGGGAGCCGAACAAACTCGGCAAGAACCTGCGCCAAGATGGGCCGATGGCCCTGTGGTTCTTCGAGTTGCGAGCCCGCGAGTGGCTTAGGCCATCGCTCGGAGGCGGTAGGAACAACCACATCTTCAACCCGTACCTGGCCGAGACCGACAGGTCTCAGCAGGTGGTCGTGCCGATCGGCAGGTCTCAGCAGATGGTCGTGCCGATCGGCACCTACCGCACCGCATAGGAGCAAGGATGGCGTACACAGACCTCGGGAACATTCCCGAGCGGGTCCGGGGGCTTCGCGCCCGGGCTCAGTCGCGGGACATCCGCAACGCCGAGGTCCAGGCCATCCGCCGGGGACAGTTCGACGCGGTTGCCCCTGACTTGTTCGGCGGCATCTTCAAGAAGCCTGTCGTTGCCAACATGATCGACACCACCGCTCGGGATATGGCGGCCGTTCTGGCACCACTCCCGGCGGTGAACTGCTCTAGCAGTTCCATGCTGTCGGACACCAGCAAGAGTTTCGCCGACCGGCGAACCAAGATCGCCAACTCGTACATCACTCAGTCGAACCTCGCGGTCGGACAACTCACCGGTGCCGACCAGTACAACACGTTCGGGCAGATGGTGTACTGCGTCGAGCCGGACTTCGAGACCAAGTCTCCGAAGATCCGGATCGAGGACGCGATCGGCACCTACGCGGTGGTCGACTCTTCGGGTCGCACCCGCGAGGTCGCCAGGGTGTTCCTCAAAGACTGGTACCAGTTGTGCGCGGACTACCCCGAACTGGAGTCTAGAGCCAAGGACCACCCGGAGTCTTACGCCTCTGGGAAGATCGAGTGCATCAAGTACGTCAACGACAAGGTCACCGTCGTCTATCTGCCGACGGTCAAGAACCTGGTCCTTGAGTACATGACCAACCCCTGGGGGTTCTGCAACTACCACGTGGCCACCAGGCCCGGGGTGGACGACGAGATCCGTGGGGCGTACGACGACGTCATATACGTCCAGTTCGCTCGGCACCGGCTTGAGAGCCTGCTGATCGAAGGCGTCGAGAAGTCGGTTCGTGCGCCGCTGGTGGTTGGCGACGATGTCGACAACGTGCCATACGGTCCCGACTCGGTCATCCGCACCCGTGGCGGTGCTGGGTCCGTGGGTCGTGCGAGAATCGACATGCCGCCCGGCGCCTTCTCTGCCGGGCAGATGCTCAAGGACGAGATCCACATCGGGGCCATGGCCCCGGAGGCTCGATCCGGGAACATCGACGCATCGGTGGTCACCGGCCGTGGCGTTCAGCAGTTGATGGCCGGGTTCTCCAGCCAGATCGCTGCGGCCCAGACGGTCTTCAAGCACGCGATCGAGTGCGTGGTTGAGATGTGCTTCCGGATGGACGAAGCGCTCTGGCCGAACGAGAAGAAGGAGATCAAGGGTCGCCAGGCCGGTGTCCCATATGCGATCACCTACACCCCGAAGAAGGACATCGACGGAGACTATACGGTCTCCGCGACCTACGGTTTTGCGGCCGGGCTCGACCCGAACAAATCGCTGGTGTTCCTGCTACAGGCCGACGGGGCCGGGGTCATCTCCAAGGACTACCTGCGCCGGAACCTGCCGGTGGACATCGACGCCGCCGAAGAGGAACTCAAGATCGCCGTCGAGCAGTCTCGCGGTGCGCTGATCCAGAGTTTCGCCGCCCTCTCTCAGTCCATCCCTCAGATGGTTGCTGCGGGTGGCGACGCCACCACGGTGATCAACCAGCAGGCGGTGTTCATCCGGCTTCTCCAGAAGGGCAAGAGTGTTGAGGACGCTGCCGCTGAGGCGATCAAGCCTCCTCCGCCTCCTCCTGCCCCTCCGGCTGACGCTCTTGGCGCTCCGGGAGGTGGGCTGGGTGGCGGACCAACTGGAGCAGGGCCTAAGGGTTTCGACTCCGCAACCGGACTACCGGCACAACTCCAGCCGGGCCTAGCCACAGAGGGACCCCAGGGTCGCCCGGACCTCAACATGCTGCTCGCTGGCCTGACGGCTCAGGGTAACCCGAACCTCCAGGCGAACGTCAGTAGGCTCAAGCCCACCGGGAGTGGATGATGGCCAAAGGCCACGGTGGATACCGCAAGCCAGAGCGCCCCGCCCCTGTGTCTGGGCCGGGGAAGTACTCCCGTAGGACCGATGGTCAGCCGGTGGTTGACCTCCCTGACGCGGAGTACGGTGCCAACGCCGCGTTCCGCGAGTTGCAGCAGGGCGCTCCACTGGCCGGTGGCGGGGGTGCACCAACCCCCGCCCCGGCTGGTGTTCCGATCCAGTTGACCCCACTAGGTGCACCAACCTCCCAGCCCGGCGTGCCAGTTACCAACGGCGCCGAGTATGGCCCAGGCGCAGGACCCTCTGCTCTTGGTCCGGACGGGCTCGATGAGAACCAGCAGGACGCCAAGGCTCTAGCCGCCTACCGGCAGTTCCTGATCGGTTTGGCCCAGAAGGAAAACACCCTGCCCAGCGTGAAGCGCTGGGTCAGGGCCACACTCGCGAACATGTAGGGAGACCCGATGTCGTTCTGGAGTCGCCTTGGCGACGGGTTCGACAAGGCCAAGGGCGGCATCGGGGCTGCTTGGACCTGGGCACAGGAGGGCAAGCAAGACCGGATCGAAGCCGAGAAGAACAGCAACGACCCGCTCAGCCTGCTCTCTCGCAAGGTCATCGACCCGGTCTCGAACTTCTTCTGGGACAAGACGGGGAAGCCGTCGCTCGACGCGGTCAACACCGTAGCCGAGACCAGTAACCGTAGCCTCTCTACGTTCGGCCAGGTTGTAGCCGACGATCGTGGCATCGGGTCGGTGTTCAACTTCGCCAACCCCACGATCGTCAAAGACGCCTGGTCCCGCACGGGTCAGGACGTGACCGACACCGAAGGTAACCCGATCGAGGGAATCTCGGCCGGGCAGTCGCTGGTCGGCGGGTTTGCCGGGCTGCCGTTCGACAGCAGCCCGGACGCCGCCCGAGAGCGGCGGCAGTTCTTTCACGACACCTGGCAGGGGCAGTTGTCCTCGGGCGCGGTGGACCTGGCCACGGCTTGGTACCTCGACCCGCTGGTGCTGACCGGCAAGGGTGGCAAGGCTTTCGCCAAGGCGCAGATCAACGTCAAGCCCGCCGAGCGGGCGAACGCTCTGCGCATCGCCAAGGGTGAGACCGTGCTCGGCGCCACCAGGCGCGAGCAGCGGGCTGGCGCACGGCTGGCAGACTTGTACACGCGCACCGACGGTATGAGCGCCGGTGAGATTGCACTTCTGCCGGAGTTCGCCTCGACCACCGATGCCGGTGCGTTCGCCTACTTCTTCGAGCGGGCGAACAAGTCCTTTATGGGCGACACCCCGGAGGCCATCGCCGCTCGGCACTCGATGAAGAACGACGTCTGGGGTGCAGCGCTCGGCGAGCGCGGCGCGGTCCAGCGCCTGCGTGACCGCTCCGAGGATCTTGCGAACGAACTGGAGCGGCTGACTACCAAGCCCATGCCCACCCTGGCGCACGAGCAGTTCTCCTGGGCCGACGGTGGCCAGGGGATGTTCAACATCGCACAGGAGACCGTGCCTCCGCTGACTCAGCGGCAGATCGACGGCATCGAGCGCGAGATGGCTCGCCTCGAACGGATCATCGGCACCGGCGATGTGGCCGGTGCTGCGTTCTCCCCGACTACCCGGGTGGGCGCGACCCTCAAGGAGACCTATCAGTCCGGCCGGGACCAGAACCGCATTCGTGAGTCCTGGTCTGACCTGTCGATGGCAGGTCGTCCGGTTCGGGTGGTCACCCGTTCCACCGGTGCGCGCCTGCCGGGGCACGTGAACATCAAGGACCCGAACGAAGGGCTCCAGCAGGTCACCGACTATGTGACCCAGTTGAAGTACTTCGACGGTGCGACCAAGCAGGGCTTCATCGACTCGTACGTTCGGGCTGCGACCGAGAACGGTCGCCGAGCGGTGGTCGACAAGATCGAGGCCGCGACGGTCACCAAGTACGGCGTCGAGATGGGCCTGTCCCCCGAGGCTGCCCGCAAGTTGCTCGACACCGTGCGCACCCGGCGTGCCGGGGTGCAGACCGTCCTCTCTTCGCGGCTTTACTCGGCCGCCCCGGAGGACAAGTTCATCGCCTTCCATGACCCGGAAGACGACATCACGCACGCCTTCTCCACGCCGCTCCTCCGGTCCCAGATCGAGGAGCACCACGCGCTGAGCGACCCTCGGATGATCGAGGCGGCGTTGAAGAAGGGCACCAACCGCAGGCTGTTCGAGGGGTTCCTTGGGCAGAAGACCCTGGACAACGCCGACGCTGTCGGCGGGATGCTCGACGAGGTTGCCTCTCGGACCACCAAGGTCTGGAAGGACGCCGCGCTGTTCCGGCTGGCCTACCCGCTTCGAGTGCAGATCGACACTCAGGGTCGGCTGATCACCCACATGGGGATGATGCAGTACCTGGCTATGGCCAAGTCCTCCTTCCCGGGTGCCGTGCGCTACGCGATCACCCGGAACGACGATGACATCATCCGCGCTGCGCGCAAGGCGATGGTCACCGGCAAGCAGGGCGAAGATGATCTGTTCTCGATCGTCACCTCTGCTGCCAGGAACGACGAAGAGATCACCCGGAACATCCGGGTGATCCAGTCCGAGGACGGCTCGATGGCCAACCTCGGCAACGAGATCAGCCAGAACACCCTCCGACGGCAGCGAGGGTCGAACGGCTGGGGCCGCGTAGAGACGGAGGACCCGAATTGGTACTCCTCCTACCTCCGCGCGGTGCAGCAGATCAAGTCCTCGCCCACGGCGATGAAGGCTATCCAGGACGATGACCTAGCCCGGCTGAAAGAGTTTGTGAATTCCGACCCGGCGGCTCGCAAGGAATGGATGGCCCTCGCTGAGGGAACTCCGTCCCAGGACGAGTGGCTGGCGAAGATCATCGCTCACGTGAACCACTACGCCCCGACCGCCGAACTCAAGCAGTTCGCGCTCAAGGGCAGAGTGTCGGACCTGGAGATCGGCGCCGTCGAGAAGGCTTTCTCTGCTGGGGCGGTTCGGGCCGAGGCTACGTCTCGGGTCGACGAACTCGGAGACGACCTGGAGTACGTAACCGGAAAGGCTCTCCAGCACCGCAGCGAGGCTACCGCCACCAAGGCTCGCGTCGAGGAACTCGCCGCCAAGGTCAAGACGCTCAAGGGCCAGCGCACAGCGGATGCCAAGGCGATCCGCCAGGAGCACCGGCAGGCGAAGACGTCTGCTCGCTCCGCGCTGGAGCAGGCGGTCCGGACTGAGAGCCACCTGGCTCAGATCAAGAAGTTGGCCAAAGGGGACGAGAGTCTCGCCCGGTCTGCTCAGAAGGTCCAGAACGTAACCCTCAACCCCGAAGCAAGCAAGGGGATGACGGTCAAGGACCTGGAAGAGTACTTCTCTGGCAAGGGTCAGGGCAACCGCATGCCCGTGCATGGCGAGAAGCACAGCCCGCTGGCCAAGGACGGCTTGGCGGAATGGCACGAGCGCAACCGGCGCAAGTGGTACAAGTGGGCGTCCGACGTCCCCGAGACCATCATGGGTCGGAGCCCGCTGTACGCCTTCTCCTTCAAGCAGCACATGACCGAAGCGCTCCAGCGTCTCGACGGGTACGGTCCTCTGGAAACGATCCCCGAGGATGTCATCACCGCGATGCGCAAGGGCGCAGACCGGCGCGCGCGCCGGGATGTGGCCAACGTGCTGTTCGACACCAGCCACACCAGCAACCTCGCTCGGCACTTCCGCTACCTGAGCCCGTTCTTCTCCGCATGGGAAGACACCATGAAGAAGTGGGGCGGCTTGTTCTACGACAAGCCATGGGCGCTCCAGCGGTTTGGTCTGGCATGGGATGCACCGAACGCTGCGGGCATGGTGGTCGACTCCGAGGGGAACGTCGTTGACTCGAACGGCGATGCCTATGGCCCGGACGGAAAGGTTATCGACCGGAAGACCTACACCGGTGAAGGTGAGTACGTCGTCCTGCCGAAGTTCCTGTCCCCTCCGGGACTGGGCGGCGGGGGGCGGTTGCGGGTCCGCAAGGACTCGGTCAACATCATCTTCCAGGGGCAGCCCTGGTGGCTGCCGGGCTTCGGCCCGATGGTCCAGGTGCCGACCAACGAACTGGTGAAGCGGGCGTTCCCGAAGGAAGCGGACGACCCGGTGCTCCGGTACGTTCTGCCATTCGGGGTCAGCGACAACTCGGTGAGCAGCCAGTTCCTGCCAGCATGGGCGCGCCAGGCGCGCAACGCATTCGGCGGGACTCGCGAATACACCGACGTCTACTCGATGTTCTTGGCGCAGGAGACTGCGCGCTACAGGAACGGCGAGCGGAAGACCCAGCCGACCGAGAGGGAACTCTCCAACCGCGCACGCAACTGGTTCATTCTTGGTGCGGCGATGAAGAACGCAAGCGCGGTATCGGTTACTCCGACGCCGCGCACGCAGTTCTACATCGAGCGGGCTCGACAGTATCGGAACGAGTACTTCGCGGACCCGAAGTCTTACGAGGCTTCACACGGCGGGAACAACTGGCAGGCCCAGTATCTCGACGATTTCCCGGAGTACTTCGAGATGTCGATGACCTTGACCAAAAACGAGACCGGCATCCAGGCTACCGACAACGGGTACGACGCGATCCAGAAGTACCACAACGTAATCGCGAAGAACCCCGAGTTCGGCTGGATGATCGCGGGTCCTGAGAACACCGGAGAGTTCAGTGCCGGTGTGTACAACTGGATGAAGGTGACCTCCACCGGAGAGGGCAGCGGAAAGAACTTCCTTAGCCGCCTGTCGCCGGACGAAGCGCTCAAGAAGGTCCAGGCCGAGAAGGGCTGGATCGAGTACATCCGGGCGGTTCGTGGGATCGACGTCATGCTCGAACAGCGTGGCATGTCGATCAGGGACAAGGGTGCTGCGGATCTCGCAGCGACCAAGCGGGAGTTGGTTGCCCAACTGTCGGCCGAGAACCCGGCGTGGCGTGAGGACTTCCTCGATCGCGACGGTGGCAAGGTCGAGAAGTTGATCACCGTAGCCCGGTCCTCCTGGAAGGACAGCCCGGAACTGGCCAAGCGCCAGGACCAGGTGGCACTCCAGCAGTACATCGAAGGACGCAACGCGATCCGCAAGGAACTGGCGGCGCGCAAGAGCGGCATCGGTAACACCGACAACGCCGACCTGGCTGCGGCCTGGACGGCGTTCACCACCCAGTTGGTTCGCGAGAACCTTGGGTTCGAGGAGATGTGGAGTCGCGTCCTCGAACGCGACGACCTCAACAAGGAGTTGCTGATCAGTGGCTGAGACATGGCAGGAGATCCTGGCCAGGAACCAGGCTGCTGGCCCGCTGGCCACCAGTACCACTCCGACGGTGTTCATGGGGAAGGGCGCCTCCCGCGTCGACAAGACGCGGGACGCCCTGATCCCGGGTACCGCTTCCGACCGAGTGCAGGATCTGCCGTCGGCGAAGTTGGAGTTCTTCAAAGATGAAGATCTCCGGATGCGCTGGCAGGAGGAGTTGTACCGGCTCGGTCTGACGAAGTCGCCCGACGACTTCGAGACCTCGCTCTCCGCCTGGGAGAAGGCGGTCGAACTCGCGGCCCAGTACCACCAGGTGGGCAAGAACGTCACCCCCTGGCAGGTGCTTGACCTGGTTGCTGGCAAGGGCGGCAGGATTCAGACGAACGGCCCGAAGACTACGGTCTCCAGGTCCAAGTCCACAGACATGCCAACCGCCGGTGACATCGACCACTCGACCCGCTCGATCTTCCAGGAGCAGATGGGCCGGGACCCGACCGAGTCGGAACTCGCCCGTTACCGGGGCATCGCGCTCCGCGAGGCGAAGCGCAACCCGGCGATCGTCACCACCACAACCACCACCGACCCCGACGGCAACTCGACTTCGACGAGCACCCGGCAGGGTGGGTTCACCGCGAACGACCTGGCCGAGGCTCAGACCAAGAACGCGAGCGACGACCCGGAGCACGGCGCCTACCAGGCGTCTACGTTCTACTTCAACGCGCTGCTCGACGCGATCGGACCAGGAGCCTAGATGAGCCTCATGATGCCAGACCCGCTGGGGGTCGACACCTCTCTCGGGTCTGGCACTGAGGGCAACGACATCCTCGCCGCCGGGAATGAGAACCCGATCCTCGCGCCGTTCGAGATCCCCGAGATCCCAGACGTCGCTGGCCCGGCTAGCACTACCACCACTACTTTCACCCCCGGACCCAGCGGTGGTGGCGGTGGCCCCCGGCAGACCACGGTGGCCGGGGGCGCGCGGGGTGCCGTGGTCGACTTCGCAACCAAGTTCCTCGGTGACCCGTACGTCTGGGGAGGGACCCGCCCTGGCGGGTTCGACTGCTCGGGGTTGCTCCAGTATGTCCTGGCCAAGGCTGGCAAGATCAACCTACCGCGCATCTCGGCGCAGCAGGCGAGATTCGGCAACCGAGTCGGCTACAAGGAACTCAGGGCTGGCGACCTGGTTGCCTGGGACAACTCAAGCCGGAATAACGGCGCAGACCACATCGCCCTGTACATCGGGAACGGTTGGATCATCGAGGCGCCGCGCGCCGGGCTAAACGTCCGGAAGCGGTTCATCGGCAGAGATCTGGACGGCGGCTGGGGCGTCCACATCCGCTACACCGGCGACACCGCTGGCTCCACTCGCAGACCGGTCTAAGGGAGCAGTCGTGGCAATCTCGTTCGACGCTTTCTTTCAGGCTATCGCGGGGCAGGAGTCCGGCGGTAACTACCGGGCGGTCAACAAGTCGTCCGGCGCGCTTGGCAAGTACCAGATCATGCCACGAAACGTGCCCTCCTGGTCGCGCCGGTACCTGGGTAAAACCATCACCCCCTCGCAGTTTCTTGCCAGCCCGAAACTACAGGACCAACTCGCTCGCGCGGTACTCGGCGACTACTTCAAGCGCTTCGGTCCGGAGGGTGCTGCGGCTACCTGGTATTCGGGTAGCCCTAAGCGAAAGAACGACTTCACCCCGCTCAAGAACGGCAGCGGCCCTAGCGTAGGGGACTACGTTAGGCAGGTACTCGCCAGGGTCACCGGCGGTGGGGCAACTAGACCGAGTGGAGCGAGAGTGCCTGGACCAACACTTCAAGAGGACAAACTCGCCGAGTACGGGTTCGCACTCTCGTTCCTCCAGTCCAACCCGGAACTCTTCCGCTTGTTCAAGCAGGCGGTCGCTGGCAACTGGGACGCCGCCAAGTTCCAGGCCCGACTCAAGTCGACCGGCTGGTACAAGAAGAACGGCGACGCCGCCCGACAGTGGGCGCTGCTCCAGAAGTCCGACCCGGCCACCGCCGCTCAGCGATCCGCTCAGGTGTACGCCCAGGTCAAGGACGCCGCAGCCCAGATGGGCAGCCAGGTGGTCAGCAAGACCATCTCGGCAGTCGCGATCAACGCGCTGCGGTTCAACTGGAACGACAACCAGATCCGCGAGGTCCTCGCGAAGTACGTGCACAACCGCAACGGCGCCTACGCCGGGGCGGCGGCCACAGATGCCGAAGCGCTCAAGCAGAGCGCCTGGCGCAACGGGATCAACATCCCGTCATCCACGATCCAGAAGTGGGTGCAGGGTATCGCGGCCGGGAACATGACCAAAGAAGGGTTCATCGCGTCGATGCGGAAGCAGGCGACCAGCCTGGCTCCGATGTTCGCCGACGAACTCGGCTCGGGCATGGACCTCTACGACATCGCCCAGCCGTACATCGCGTCGGCGGCAAAGATCCTGGAGAAGAACCCAGCGACCCTGGATCTGTTCGACCCGAGGATCCGTGGCGCACTCAGCGCCAAGGGTGCTGACGGCAAGCCAGCGAGCAAGTCGATCTGGCAGTTCGAGCAGGACCTGCGCAAGGATCCTGAGTGGCTCAAGACGCAGAACGCCCAGGATTCGCTGATGACCACCGGCCGCAAGGTTCTTCAAGACTTCGGCTTCAAGTTCTAAGGAGGCACCGTGGCAGTCGTTCTCGGCGGCCAGTTCGGCAACGGCCTCCCGACCAACAGGATCGGCGGGTCGAACACCGACTTCCTGGCGGGACTCGAAGGGCCGAAGCGTGATGCAGCGGCAGCGCTGATCGCGCTGTTCAAGCAGTACGGCCTGGAGTCCCTGGCTGGCCAGATCGTCAGCATGATTCAGGCTGGCGAGGCTGCTGACACGATCACCCTGCGCCTCCAGGAAACCCCGGAGTACAAGCAGCGGTTCGCCGGGAACGAAGCCCGGCGGGCGAAGGGCCTACCGGTTCTCAGCCCGGCCGAGTACATCTCGACCGAGCGCTCGTACCGCCAGATCATGGCGGGCTCCGGGTTGCCGATCGGGTTCTACGACACTCCGGCGGACTTCCAGAGTTTCCTGGAGAACGACATCGCTCCGACGGAACTCAAGGCCCGGGTCGATCAGGCGTTCATCGCGATGGACTCTTTCGACAAGCCGACGCTCGACTACTTCCGGCAGCACTACACCACCGGTGAGATCGCCGCATTCTTCCTCGACCCGAACAAGGCGCAGCCGCTGATTGACCAGGCATTCCGCTCTTCGCAGATCGGCGGGGCCGCTGCTCGCAACGGCGTCGGCGGAGTCGACGCTGAGCGCCTGGCGAAGTTGGGCGTCACCGGCCAGCAGGCCGACCAGGGCTTTGCTCAGATCGGACAGGAACTGCCGACGCTGACGAAGTTGAACGACATCTACGGCGGCGACTACGCCCAGCAGGATCTCGTCCAGGAAGTCTTCCAGGGTGACGCTGCGGCCAGCACCAAGCGGCGCAAGTTGCAGTCTCAGGAGCGCGCCGCGTTCTCCGGCCAGTCCGGAACCGGCAAGACGTCTCTCCAGCAGAGCGGGAGCGGGTCCATCTAACGCACCACCAAGGAGCCTCTAGCACCACAGGGGGCGATTGGATATCGCCCCGCTCGAAAGCCGCATGCGGCACGAGCGGGTACCCGGGTTCGATTCCCGGCGCCTCCACTCCAGCACCACCATCGACCGGCCGGTGGGCTGCGTATTAGACCGGTAGGAAGAGCCAGACCAGGACCCCCCTGTCCTTGACTGCGGCTTCCGTCAGACGAAACAACACAGGGAGTAAGTCGCATGAGCGGCAATGACTGGGACGACGACGACGACGACTTCGGCGACAGCAACGGGATCAAGCAACTCCGCAAGCAGTACAAGGAGATGCAGGCAGCCCTCACTGCTGAGCGGGAGAAGAACGCAGAACTGGCCGCGCGGGTCAGGTCTCGCGAACTCGCTGACGTCCTGTCGACCAAGGGTGTGAACCCGAAGGCAGCGAAGTTCTTCCCTAGGGACACTGACCCCACCCCCGAGGCGATCGAAGCCTGGCTCAAGGAGAACGAGGACATCCTCCCGTTCGCCAAGAAGAGCGAGGAAGAGGCGCCCCCGGAGAAGGGCAACGAGTCCCAGGAGCAGAACGACCCACAGCAGCAGCGTCCTCCGCTGCCGGATCCCAATCTGGCAGATGACTGGACACGGCTTGCCCAGGTCACCGGTGCCGGAGCGATCACCCCCGACCTCCAGGGAGTGAGGGAGAAGGCGCTGCGAGAACTCGCAGCCGACCAGACCCTGAGCCCCGAGGAGTTCGCTCAGAGGGTTGATGCAGTCCTCAAGCAGCAGGGCTGACACCTAGAACCAGAACGGAGTAAGACGTGGCAAACGTCTTTACCTCCATCGCGACGACCCCGGGTTTCGCTGACAACACCGTCAAGTTGGCCTGGGACCTCGTGCTGGAGCGCGTCGCCAAGGAGCGGCGCATCTTCCGCCAGTTCATCGACAAGCGGCCCGAGAAGCCGTCGCTGAACGGCAACCAGGTCAACCTCTCGCTGTACGACTACCTGTCGGCGGCGACCGTGACTGCGGCCAAGACTCCTCTTTCCGAGGAAGTTGACCCGGACTCGGTGAAGTTGCCTGCCACCCAGTTCGTCACGCTCACCTTCAACGAGTACGGGTTCACCACTCTCCGTACCGAGAAGTTGAACCAGATGACCTTCGTGGACAGCCTCGACGCCTACGCGGCCGAGGCTGTGGGTCTGCACATGGCGGACACCATCGACGAGATCATCCAGGACATCATCGTCGCGACCAACAACAAGTTGTTCTCGTCCACCGCGACGGCGATCAACCAGGTGACCGCTGCGATGACCCTCGACTCCGAGGATGTCCGGCGTGCGGTGACCAAGTTGCGCGCGGGTCTCGCCCGGCCGTGGGATACCAGTGGCATGTACGCCGCCGTGGCCCACCCGCACGTGGTCCACGACATCCGCCAGGAGACCGGCTCCGGCGGCTGGCGCGTGCCTGCTGAGTACTCGGCTGGCATGAACAGCAAGATCTGGAACGGCGAGTTCGGCGAGCACGAGGGCGCCCGGTTCGTCCAGGCGACCACCGTGCGTACCGCGCTTGACGGTGCAGCGGCGGCCAAGGTCTACCGGACCCCGTTCTTCGGGCGTCAGGGGATCGCGGAGGGCGTGCTCATCGAGCCCGGCCTGCGAGTCGGCCCGGTCGTCGACAAGTTGATGCGGTTCCGGCCGGTGGGCTGGTACGGCATCGCGGGCTGGGTGCTGTACCGCCCGGAGGCGATTGTGGTTCTCCACAGCGGCTCCTCGGTCGCGGCGCTCTGATCCATCTGGTGGTGGCCCCGCCCTCTTCGGAGGGCGGGGCTCCCCCGTCGAAGGGAACTTAGTGGCTACGTTCACTACACCGATCGCCGAGGTCTTCCTGTGGGACGACCCGCTGATGCGGTGGTACTCGATCGACGTGGGTGTCACTGTGGTGAAGACCACCGGCGAGTTCGGTCCGATCTACCGCCAAGTCCAGAACCCCTCCGCCGAGGAACTCGAAGCCGCCGACGCTTTCTATCTCGGCGGCCGAACCTACACGATCTCCGCCGAAGAGGCGGTACTCCTCACCAGCGCCGGTTACGGCGCCGGTGTGGGCGCCTGAGGAGGAGCGCATGCCGAGCATCTACTACCCGCCAGCCACCCGAGGTGGCGCCTGGTTCTACGACACCTACCGCGACTCGGTGTTCGCCGGTGGTGTGGAGAAGGTCGTCTGGCACACCACCGAGGGCTCCGGCTGGCCCGCCTACGACGGCGGCGCCAAGGCCCCGCACCTCACCGCCTACCCGGACTTCTCTCTCCGGCGCCTGATCTGGCGCCAGCACTTCCCGCTGAACGTCTACTCCCGCGCGCTGCGCAACGAGCCGGGCGGTGTCCAGACCAACCTCGACGGCGCGGTCCAGGTCGAACTGATCGGCACCTCCGACACCGATGGCCCTGGCCTCTACTGGCCGAACGCCCCGGAGTGGGCGCTGCGTGACCTGGCGAAGTTCGCGGTGTTCATGCACAAGCAGTACGGCGTGCCCCTCCGGGCTGCGCCGCTGTGGCTCCCGTACCCGAAGTCCTACGGCTCGTCCGGCGGACAGCGCTTCTCGGGTGGCACGTGGGATCGCTTCCGTGGCCACTGCGGTCACCAGCACGTTCCAGAGAACTCGCACGGAGACCCGGGTGACACCGATATCAAGCGAGTGATGATCATCGCCGACGCGATGCTCCAAGCGGAGACGGCAGTGCCGCCACCTCCGCCACCCGCCCCCGTACCGACGCCGCCCAAGCGGTCTGCCCTCAAGGAGAGCGACATGGTGTTCATCCGTGCACTCGGAACCCAGCCTGTCTACGGCGTGAGCCTGACCGGCACCGGCTACAAGACCTGGATCCAGTTGGCCGAGTACACCGCACTCGGTCGACCGACGATCCGCGATCTGCCGGGTGACCACCCGCTGTTCGCGCTGCCGTCGCTCGGTCCAGTTCCGGCCTGACGGGGTGGCATCCCCCGAATTCTGGCAGTTCGCAATACCCGCCATAGCCTCAGGGGGAGCCTCTGTGGTTGCGGTGTACCTGAGCAACAGGAACACCGCGCGAGGCACGGCGGAGGTGAACCGAAAAGTCGACCAGGCAATAGAACTTTCCGAGCCGACAGGGAATGGATTTGCCAAGCATGTCTTGGACGCGCTTGAGGAGATCCGGGTCCATGCGCATCATCAAGGCGTCAGTTCGGCAAGGATCGAGACCAAGATCGACCAGCATATCCAAGACCACGCTGCATCAGACCTGATGCGAAGGAGCACAGACAAGTGAACTTGTTCAAGGACATCGCCGAGCGGACCGTCGCCACCTACCTCCAGGCGCTGATCGGCCTTCTGCTCGCGGCCAACTGGGTCGACGGCATCAACCTGTCGTTCGTTCAGTCGGCGGCTGTCGCCGCGATCCCGGCGGCTCTCGCCGTGGTCAAGGGTGCGCTGGCCCAGTTCGTCGGCAATCCCGACACCGCCTCGCTCACGGTCTGACGCCGGTGGCCTGTCGCTCAGGCTGCCCCACCCAGGATCACCCGAGTTACGCAGCGTGCCTGCGTGGCTCGGGGATCCGGGTTGCCTACACCAACTCGGTGAACGGCTGGGACGCCACGAAGCAGAAGAAGTGGGACGGCGAACTCGCCGAGTACCGCTCGCTGGTAGACCAGGGGATCCAGCCACCGGGTAGCGACCGGGAGTCGCTGGAGTCCGCGAAGAAGTTGGCCGAACTCGGCGTACACGAGCGCGTGACCATCGAGATGAGCAAGTAGGAGAGACATGAGCGGCTTCCCCGCCTCTGACACCCTCGGCCTGATGGTCGACGAGGTGGTGGACACCCTCCAGGGACACACGCTGGAAGGTGAGCGGATCACGACACTCGACGGCGCGATCACGAGCAACGCAACCTCTCTGATGGTTCTCGACGACTCGGTGCTGTCTCGCGGCACGATCGAGATCGACCAGGAACTCATCTGGATCGCCACGGCCACCGGCACGGTGGCGACCGTCCAGCCCTGGGGGCGCGGGTTCAAGGGAACCCTCGCCGAGGCTCACGCCGACGGCGCTGCGGTGTACATCAACCCAGCCTGGCCTCGATCTGTTGTCGCCCGGGAGATCCGCAACGCAACCCGCGCTCTCTACCCGATGCTGTTCGCGGTGAAGGAACACCTGCTGACGAACAACTCGGTCAGGTACCAGTACGACCTGCCTGCCGACTGCGAGCAGGTTCTTCGGATCGACTGGCGCCGGACCGAACTCGAAGGGTGGATCCCGGCTGACGCCTGGGACTTCATCACCATCGCCCCGACGACCGACCTGCCGAACGGCAAGTTGCTCTCGATCATGGACCTGGTCCCCGTCGGGGTGGACATCAAGGTCACCTACCTCGCCAAGCCCACCGTGATGTCGGCGCTCACCGACACCTGGGCCAGCACCGGCCTGTCGGACTCGGCCAAGGACGTCGTCCTCTACGGCGTCCTCGCTCGCCTAGCCAGGTCGCTGGATCTGGCTAGGCTTTCGACCCAGTCGGCCCAGGCCGCTGCGCTGGGCCAGGCTCGGCCGCAGGGCATCGCGGTCCAGGTGGCCCGCGAGTACCAGCAGAACTACCAGACCCGCCTTGCCGAGGAACGGCGTCGGCTGATGGCTCAGTACCCCACCCGCGCGTACAAGACAAGGTGACCTGATGGCTCGCAACTACAGCAGCAACGCCGTCGCGATGCAACTCACCGGGTCGATGACCGGGGTGACTACGATCGCCTCGGTCAACGTCGTGACCGGCATTCCGGCCACTCCGTTCACGATCATCGTGGACAGGGACACCGGATCCGAAGAGGTGATGGAGGTCACCAGCGTTGCGGGCCTGAACCTCACGGTAACCCGTGGGGTGGATGGCACTGCCGCTACTTCGCACTCGGTTGGCGCCACCGTGGTCCACGGCTTCTCGGCTCGCGATCTCCGCGAGCCTGCGCAGCACATCGACGCCACGACCAACATCCACGGTGTCGGCGTAGGCGCTTCGGTGGTTGGCACCACCACCACACAGACGCTCAGCGCCAAGACCTTCCAGGCTCCGAGTGACGTCTCGGCGGTCGATGTCAAGGCCGCCAGTCCGCAAACCAACCCGATGATGCGGTTCCTCTCCAACGCCGGAGCGGTCCTCGCTTCTATCTCCGGCATCGGCCGGGTCGCCACGCCAGGCGTAGACGGCAGCAACACCTCGACTTTCACCGCCGGTGCCTCTGGCACCAAGGCGCTGATCGCCAAGGGTGCGGCCAGCCAGAGCGTTAGCGTCTTCGAGGTGCAGAACTCCGGCGCCACGCCGGTGGTCACTGCCAGCGCGGCTGGCGACGTAGTGATGAACGGCGCGCTCACTTCTGGCGCGGTCACCGCCACCGGTGCCAACTCTTTCACCGGCACTGCGATCGGCCAGATCGTCGCGAAGATCAAGGGCTTCGCCGGTCACACCGCGAACCTCCTAGAGGTTCAGGACTCCGCCGCTGCGGTGAAGTTCAGCGTCAGCCCGGCAGGGATCGTCACCACCTCCGGCGCCTTGAACGCCGGGGGCGCGGTCACCACCGGTGGCAACCTGACGGTCAACGGCGGATCGGGCACGATCTCCGCCAACCTCGACTCGTACCTGCCGTCGGTTGTCACGGTCACCGCGAGCGGCGACGTCGCTCTTTCCACCGGTGCGCAGGACGTGCCGGGCGCCACGCTCCCGGTCACCGGACCGGCGAGCGGCTCGGTGACCCTGCTGATCTGGGCGACGTTCGACATGGACTGCACTGCGTTCGTCTCGCAGAACCTGTCGCGCGGCTGGGTCGATCTGGATGGCGCTACTCAGTCGCCGTTCGCGGTCTTCGGCAACACCGCCGCTGGGCAGCGGGCTACGATCACCCAGGTCTACGCGGTTGCCATCGGCCCCGGTGCGCACACGGTGAAACTCCGGGCGGACCGGACCACCGCAGCCAACACCCTATTCTGCCGTGGGGCGAACACCACGCTGAGCATCTTGAAGATGAAGGGCTAACTCGTGACCTCCCCGGACATCACCGAACGGATCCCGTCAGTACTGTCCGCTCGGGCTCTGGTCAACTCGGTGTACTCCAACTCGGGGATCAAGTACGACTTCGCCTTGGCGGGTCTGCCGTTCTTCATCGCTCCTTCGCCGGAGACGCCGTACCGGCGTCGGTCGGTGGAGATCAGGCGGCAGCAGATTGACACCTCGCGCGAGCCCGGCGAGCAGTCGCTGTCTCAGTGGTGGGTCCGGGACCAGGACTCCTGGCACCGTGGTGCCGGGATCAAGTTCTACGATCCGGGTAGCGACCCGCTGACCCAGTACCGCTTCGAGGACTCTCGCGGTGTCGACGTCTGGACCAAAGGCGACGCGACCCTGCTGTACCGGACCGAGCAGAAGGTCACCACCACCGAGGCGAGCAACGTCTGGACGACCGCTGCGCACGACGGTACGTCTGACGTGTTGTTCAACCAGATCGCTGGCACCGTGACCCGCTGGACCACTGCGGTCCAGACGAACTACTCGAACGCAACCGGCCTTACACCGGCCACCAAGGTGGCCGTGGCGGGCTCGAAGATCCTGGTCGGCACCACCGGTGGGATCCTCTCTGGCGACGTCACGGGCAGCGCCCTGACATCGCTCTGGACCGGCGGTGCATCGGTGACTCGCCCGTTCTGGGTGAAGTCGAGGATCATCGCCACCAAGAACGCCAACCTCTACGAGATGACCCTGGCGGGTGGTGCCATACCGGCGCCGTTGTACACCCACCCCACAGCGGGCTGGCAGTGGACTGCGGTGACCGAGACGCCGGACAGCATCATGGTCGCAGGGCACGCGGGCGGCTACTCGGCGATCTACGAGTTCCTTCTGACCGACACCGGCGTAGCCGGTGGCACACCGACGTTGTCGGACGCTGTGCAGGTTGCCGAGTTCCCGCCGGGCGAGAGGGTGACTTCCCTCTCCGTCTACCTCGGCGGGACCGTGGCTATCGGGACGAACCTCGGGATCCGGGTCGGGCGCCTTGGCACCAACGGCAGGCTGGAGTACGGTCCTCTGCTGGTCGAGACCACCACCCCGGTGGTAGACGTCACCGCCAGGGACCGGTTCCTGTTCTGCCTCACGCAGAACCCCGAGGCCGAGGCTTCGGTGATCCGGGTGGATCTGAGCCAAGAGATCGAGAACCTCGTCTTCGCCTACGCCTGGGACGCCAGCGTCCATGCGCTCAAGACCGGCAACGCCGTGGCGCTGTACGGGGAGAAGGTGGCTATCGCCGCCCTCGCCTCTGGCATCTGGGTGCAGGAGTCGAACTACGAGAGCACCGGGTACATCAGGTCCGGCAGGGTGCGGTACGCGACCACCGAGCCGAAGTACTTCGGGGCCGCCAAGGTCCGTTCGCTGATCCCCTCTACCCCTGCTGGCGCAGGGGTGAGCCTTTCTACGATCGACCCTCCGGGCAACACGGTGTTCATCTTCCGGATGGAAGCGACGTTCAACACCGACGAGGACATCGGCGTCGGAGAGCCGACGCTCCAGCACATGCAGTTGCTGCTCACGCTAGACAACTCCACCGACCTTCTGGCCACTCCGACTCTCCAAGGGTGGCAACTCAAGGCCCTGCCGGTTCCACCGTCTCAGCGGCGGGTGGAGGTTCCGATCCTGATGTTCGACGTAGAGTCGGACCCACGCGGAACCAAGGTCGGCATCCCAGGCTCAGCCTGGGCCAGACTGCAAGCGCTCGAAGACCTGGAGTCTGCCGGTGCGGTGTTCACCGCACAGGACATGACCACCGGCGAGCAGTTCAGGTGCAAGATCGAGGCGATCGACTTCGTCCGCACCTCCCCTCCGGACGGGGCTGAGACAGGGTTCGGCGGCAGGGTGCAGATCGCCCTGACGCGGCTGTGAGTCCGGCCTGGTACCGCCGGGTACTCTCGGAAGGTGACGTCGGTGACGACGTCGCGATCATCCAGAGGAAACTGGGCCTGGTGCCCACCGGGCGGTACGACAACCAACTCGCCCAGACGATCAGAGGAGTACAGAGGATGGCGAAGCGCAAGGAGACCGGCGTCGTGGACGCCGACACCGCCAAGGATCTCGGCGAGAGCGTGGTCACCGACCTGATGCCACGCTGGTTCCACCGGCCGCTGGCGCTGGGCACCGTAGGCGACGACGTCGCTGCGGTAAACCGCAGGCTGTTCGTCCACCCGAAGGGCAAGTACGAGAACCGGTTCACCCCGGACACCGAGGCTGCTGTTCGCCGGTTGCAGTCGGGCAACGACTTGCCGACCACCGGTCAGGTCGGAGACGACGAGGCGCTGCTCATCGGAGACGACGAGATCGATGACTGATCCAACAAGAGAAGCCCCCTACCCGAAAGGGTAGGGGGCTCTTCTTGTGTCTCGGTTCACCAGGCCGAGACGGTCTTGCTACCCCACACGAGCGGAAGGAGAGCCCGTAGTAGAGACTCTACTTCACGCCCGCCAGGAGGTCAAGCCAGAGCGATCAGGCGCCGGTGTTGGTGCGCGTGATGAAAGCGTCACACGCACCGCTCCCGCCGGTGATGTGGAACCGGAGGGTGTAGCCCGCCGGGGTGTCCTTGCCAGCGGAGGCGTTGTCGAAGAACACCGACCGGTTCGGGTCGCGCCGAGTGGCGACACCCGCCGGAACGCTGATCTGGAACGGGTTGCCGTGGGTGCCGCCGAGCCGCTCGGTGGTGCCACCGGCGTTCGGGGTGAGCAGGACGTCGACGTTCACGGCGCCGGGGCTGGAGACCACGACGTACGAGTCGTAGTTCCGGACGTCCCCGGCGACGTTCTTGATCGTCTGGTTCTTCTCGGAGACTGCGACCTGCCAGTTCTGCGACAGGTTGCAGGTGTCGCCCTTGGTCCGCTCACTGAGGATGTCCCACCCTCCGGTCGGGGTACCGGCCGAGGCCGGGGCGGACAGGGGGGCGAGCGCGGCGGCGGCCAGGCCGACGCTGGCGAGACCGATGGCGGTCTTGCGATTCATTCAGTTTCTCCTTCTCGATCTACTTGCAGGACAGTGCTCCGGGGTTACGCTCACAGTACTGGCTACTGTGAGGTTCGTCAACACTCTCGCCGCCGTCGTGTATCGGACGGGTTCCGATAGCGATGAACGCACACGCGGCGAGCAGAACCAGCAGCCAGAACCCCGCTGACCCCTGGTCGTTCACTTGCAGTCGCCGTTCTCCAGGCGCTGCTTGAGGTCCTTGCACTCCCCACTGCCGCCGACAGGCGAGTCACAGGAACTCGCGCTGGTCAGGACGACCACCGCGAACAGCGCGACGGTCGCCAGGATCCTACGCAACGGTCAACACCTGCTGAGCAGTGCGGAAGTTGTTCGTCGACCCAGGCTCGGTGACCTTGAGGACCAGGGTCCAGGTCCCTCGCGGGAGAACGAACGTCGTGGTCGGCCCGTAGCCCGCTGCGTAGCCGAGCCGGTTGCCACCCTGCTTGTACGCCCGCCAGTCGTAGCGCGAGCCCTCGGCGGCGGTGGTGGTCGAGGTGGCGGTGACGATTTCGTTGTAAGCCGGGGTGGTGTTGCTGACCGTGAACGACACCACCGGAACGGCGGCGGCGGGTGCCGCCGCGTAGCCGATCAGCGCGCCTACGACGAGCGAGACGGCCAGGACGAACGTGCTGCGGATCTTCATGGGTTCTCCTTCCTACCTGATGTTCACCGGGACGCCTGCCTTGACAGCCCGCTTGACACAGTCCCAGGTCCCGGTGCTGTCGGGACCGGGGAACGCGAGGCAGATGTCGAACCCACCCAGATCGACCATCTCTTGGTTGCGGATCGGGCCAGCCGCCTTGCCATGCTGGCCCCAGTCGGCGGGGTAGCCTTTGGTGAGGCCACCTCGGTCATCGACGATGACCCTGGCCAGGGTGTCGGCGCCACCGGCGGCTCCGTGGATCAGGTACACGCTGGTCCAGTCCCAGTCCTCGACCACTTCATCGAACGCCTTGAGCACCCGCATCGGGTCGTCGAGGTCCCGACTCCCGGTGACCAGGATCTTCTGCATCAGCCTGCGACGTTCACCGAGAACGGTGAACCGTCGGACCAGTAGTTGCCCGACTCGACCAGTGTGGTTGCTCGGGTCCGAACGATCGCGCAGCCGGGGATCAGCCCGTTCGGCCCGAACTTGTTGTCGGTCACGCTCACCGGCCCGAGGGTGCTGAGCGGCTTGTGCTGCAAGTGCACCATGCATGCCCCGGCGTTGAAGTAGTTCTTCGAGACCGCCAGCCCGATCACCGGCCCCTGCGACTGGGTAACCTGGATCGCCGAGGCATTGCCGCCGAGGATGTGGTTCCCCGAGACCACGACGTTCGACCCACCGAGGATCTGGACGCCGTCGTTGTGCGACGGCCCTCCGCCCTGGGCTGGATCGACCTGGTACTGAGTCAGGTCATGGATCCTACTGGACAAAACGCGGGCGTTGGACCGGAAGATCTTGATCCCGTCAACGGTGCCCGAGATGTCCACTCGCCTGGCGGTGAAGTTGCCCCCGTGGATCCCGTCGATGTAGACCGACGGGAACTCCGGCTTGAGCACCACGTCCTGGATCAGCAGGTTCAGTGCCGTCGGGGTGGTGTTACGGATCAGCCCCCGGGAACCGGTGGCCTGACCTCCTCGAACGATCGAGTTGGTGATCTTGACGTCCGCCGCGCGGACCTCGACGAACCCGTGGACGTCCAGGTTGTCCAGCACGCGGCCGGGCTGGGTGACCACGATGTCACCGTGGACCACGGTCTTCTGGACCGGGATCGGTCCGCCGGTCAGGTCGCCAGCGCCGAAGAGCGCCGCGCCGAGGGCTGCGGTCAGCGCCGCTACTGCGATGATCATGCGCCTCACATCTCTCCTTCCGTGTCGTAGATCTCTTCCTCTTCGCCCTCGATCTCGGCTGGCATGAAGCCAACCACCCGTTCGTTCTCGGACGCCAACTCCGCGTGCTCACCTTCGGTGAGGAACGCCTGCTCGAACGCTTGCAGGATCTCGGACAACTTCCGCTTGGAGTACCTGGTGGACGGGTCCTCGATCCTCGCCCTGATCTTCCCGTCAATCTCGATCTCGACGTTCAGGGCGACCTCCTCGCTACTGCCTGATGAACATCAGGCACCAGATCCAGAAGGCTGCGGCGCAGCCGACCGTCACAGCGTACTCGCCCGGGGTCGGCAGCCTGCCCCTCACCGGCGACCACGCTCGCGGTTCGAGAACTGCATCCAGCAGGCGCGGACCGCCTTGCGGTCCCCCGAGGTGCCCGGCAGCGGCATGGCGATCGACCCGTTCGGGCGGACCACCTTGTACGGATGCTTGCCCTTGCCCCTGACGATCATGTAGCCGTTCGACTCAAGTCGACGGCGGAGTTCTTTCCAGTCCCTTGGGGACGGCTGGTTAAGCCACTCGGTATCCATGCCGAGAACCCTACCGGGTCTCGGCGTCCAAGTCAAGTCCCCTGGTGAGGTAACCTCTAAACCCAACCACAACCGTATAAGATCCTATAGGTTAAGGCCGATCTCCAGATCGGCCCTTCTACCCATCTATCGGACCGGTCCGCCAGGACCCGGTCCCAGTGGATCAAGTTCAAGGTCTTTAGTGTAACCAGCGCTGCCGACGCAGCGCAAGGGAGAGTTGGTTGGCTGTTCGCTCTGCCGCCGGTGAGGCACCTCCTCGTTCCTCGTCGGTGCCTTGTGGACCTTCGCCGGTGCAAGATCCATCGGCTGTTGATCTTGATGTCTGCGTCGCCACACCGGCCTCCGGCCGGTACGATGGTGGCTTCTGCTCAGGAGGAGCCATCTTGGACGAACTACGTCTGTCCCACTCCGCCGTCGAGGACTACCACACCTGCGGGGAGAAGTACCGGCTAGGGCGGGTGCTCAAGGTCCCCCGCGCTCCCGGCTGGTCGCTGGTCGGCGGCAACGCCGTGCACACCGTGACCGCTGTGCTCGACCTCCGGGACTTCGGCGTCCCGTCGGATGAACCCGACAACTTCGCCGAAGCGTTCGAGAAGGAAGAGGCACTCATGCTGGAGCGCTCGGGGATCCCGATCTCCGAGTGGCACTGCGCCGGGCGGATCTCGAAGGAAAAGCCCAACAAAGAAGACCGCAACTGGTGGCTGGCCAACGGCCAGCAGTACGTCAACAACTGGCGGGACTGGCTGGGAGCCACCCCGTACTCGATCTGGATCACCCCCGACGCCGTGCCCGCCATCGAGTTGGCGATCGAACTCCCTGCCGAGCAGGGGTTCGGCGGGGTGCCCTTCCGGGGCTACCTCGACCGGATCATGGAGGTCGACGGGATGCTCGGTGTCGTCGACCTCAAGACCGGCGCGCGGGTACCCCCGACGCCGAAGCAACTGGCCGAGTATCGGCTGTCGCTCGGCCTGATGTTCGGCTGGGGTACGGCTCCCTCGTGGGGTGCGTACTTCATGAACCGCACCGGAGAACTCACCCCGCCTGTCGGCCTGGCGGCCGATTACCCGCTCGACAGGATCGACCACGAGTACCGCGAGGTCGTCCGTGGCCACGAGCACCAGGTGTACCCTCCTCGGCCAGGGCCGCTGTGCTCGTCGTGCGGGGTCCGTGAGTACTGCTATGAGTTCGGCGGCAGCAAGGCCAGCGAAGTGAGTCCGTGGATCAAGGGAGAGAAGCAGTGACCGAAGACAACACCGTCGAGGGCACCTCGACGATCAAGTTCGGGGGCGGGTACAACGCTCCGTGGTTCGTGGCCCGTGGCTCCGTCCAGGAGCAGGGCGAGCAGTTGGTCCAGGCGTTCGGGCTGGAGGTCCGGCCGGACATCACGCTCGCCGAGATCATCGTGGCGTCGGCGTCGGCGGCCAACGCCCTGTGGGCCGCAGCCAACGGCCTCGGAGCGACCCCCGAGGGGGCGCAGGCGCCTCAGCAGCAGGCGCCTCAGTCCCGAGGGTGGGGTGGCGGTTCCCAGGGCCGCAGCGGGGCATCTGACGGTGCTCCGGCCGGTGTTCCGGGCCAGACCTGCCAGCACGGCCAGCGCCAGTACAAGTCCGGCCAGGGCGCCAAGGGTCCATGGGCCGCCTGGATGTGCCCCGCACCCAAGGGCACTCCCGACCAGTGCAAGCCGATCGACGCCAAGACCGGGAAGGAATGGGGCTGATCTAGTTGTTCACCCCCTCCCGCGCGCTGCGCGCCGCAGGCACGAGAGGCGAGCCCCTACCCCATCTGAACGAACTCCATGCGCTGTACCAGTACGGGTTCGAGCCTCGTAAGGGGCAGATGCTGATGGTCGCCGGTCAGAGCGGTGCCGCGAAGACGTTCTTCGCGCTCTGGCTGGCGGCCAGGTGGGGTGTTCGCACGCTGTACTGCTCCCAGGACTCCGACGCGCACACGATGATCAGCAGGCTGATCTCGTACGCCACCGGGTTCCCTACCGACGACGTCTCCCTCCAGATCAGTCGCGACCCCTCGGCCTACGCCGGTGTGCTGGACGACTGCCCGATCCGGTTCTGCTTCGAGTCGCTCACCATCGAGGGACTGGAGCAGGAACTCGACGCAGGCGTCGAGGTGTGGGACGAGTACCCCGAACTGATCGTGATCGACAACCTCTCCGACCTAGACGTCGGAGACGAGACGCACGCGGCGAAGTTGTTCGCCATGCAGGAACTGCACAAGTTGCGCCGCACCGGAGCAGCCGTGCTGGTGCTCCACCACACCAGGTCCAACCCCTCGGGCAAGAACAACTGGACCACCTCCGACCCCCAGCCACGCTGGGAGATCGACAACAAGTTGGACCGCAAGCCCGAGGCGATCCTGACCGTTGCGATCGACACCTACTCAGGGCAGTTCGTGATGTCCCCGGTGAAGAACCGCACCGGCAAGTGCACCCCGGACGCCAGTGTCCGGTTCCGGCTGGGGATGGACCTCAGCCGGTGCAACTTCTACCTGCCCGGAGGGCACTGATGGTTAACCCGGCGAATGTACTCAAGGACCTGGCCAACCGCTTCGGCTACCACAAGCCACAGGATGAGCAGACTGTCGAGGCACACGAGGCCGTCCGCGAGATCATGATGGGCGCGGCTGACGAGGTGTCGTCGCTGTGTCCACCGTCACGCGAGTTGGCCCTCGCGCTGACCAAGTTGGAAGAGGCGATGTTCTGGGCCAACGCCGCCATCGCTCGGATGGACGCCTACGGGGAGCGACTGTGACCAACGACGAGATGTACGACTACGCGAAGTACCTGGTCACCTCGCACCTGGAGGATGGCGTCGAGTACCTCTCGGTGAACGAGCAGTTCGCGGACTACGCCGACCGCGAAGGGCTCGGCATCCCCGAGTGGGACTGGTACGAGGACCATGAGGACGACCTCCGCGAGGTCCACAAGATGGCCAACAAGATGCTGAGCGATCTCGCCGAAGTGATCAACCGACCGTGACCAAGCGACGGGTGTGCCGGGACTGCGGGGTGCGGTCCCGGCCAGCCCCGCACCCCGGCCCCCGTTGCGCAACCTGCCACAAGACGGAGATCAAGCGCAGAAGGGACGTCGCCCATGCCAACCGCGTCCTTTCCGTGTACGGTCTGACAGGAGAGAAGTACTGGGAACTCTACGAGTTCCAGGGTGGGGTGTGTGCTATCTGCAAGCGGGCCAAGGGCATCCGCCGGAGGCTCGCGGTGGACCACGACCACAAGACCGGAGCGGTGAGAGGACTGCTATGCGGGACGTGCAACAAGATCCTCGGTCACCTGAGGGACGACCCGGACCTGGCGGCGGGAATCGCCGCGTACCTGGTGGAGTCTCCGATGTTCCGGCTATGCCAGCACACCGGTACACCCGTCCCCGTTGGCTCAATCGTGAGAACGTAGCCACCATCCGGGCGCTGCTGCGCATCGGCGTCACCCGCCGCAGGCTGGAGCAGCACACCGAGTACACCGACAGCACCTGGCGCCGCTGGTCCGACCGGGTGGTCGACACCTACCTCGACGAGGTGGCCCTCAAGCGCGTCGTCGAGAACCTCGACCGCTCGGCGTATGATCGGCTCACGATCCTCGAAGTGGTCGAGGCTCACCACCGGCTGTGGCTGCGCGTAGCCGCTGGCGAGATCTCGGTCAAGGGTACGGCTGCCGCCCTCGGCAAGGACGAAACCGGGTTTCGCAAGCGGCTGCGGAAGGACTCAGAGATATGGTCAGGTCGCCTGCTGTAAGGCCAGACCTAGCGGCTGTGCTCGACCACTACGGCTGCCCGGTCAACGAGTCCCGGATGACCGACCAGATCGTCCGCTGCCCGGTGCACGAGGAGACTCGGGCGTCCTGCTCGGTCAACCTGGACAAGCAGTTGTTCTCCTGTTTCGCTTGCGGCGCCAAGGGCGACGTGTACACGTTGATCATGTTGAAGGAGAACTGTGAGTTTGCGACCGCTCAAGCCCTCGGTGAAGGCTTCGCTGGAGGCCGCAACCACGAAGTACCAGCGGCAGATCGACGACGCGGAAGGGTATCTCAAGGGCCGGGGTATACTCCGGCGTACCGCCGAGCGGCACAGGCTCGGCGTAGTGGTCGATCCGTACCCGGGTCATGAAGCCTACGTCGGCAGGCTCTCGATCCCGAACATCGGAAGCCAGAACGACGTGCGCGGGATGAAGTTCCGGATCATGGATGACTCCGACGAGCAGAAGTACCTCGGCCCCTCGATGGAGTCGAGGTTGTTCCACACCCGGGCGATCGTCGAAGCCGAGTCCTGGATCTGCCTGACCGAAGGGGAGATCGACACGATCATCCTCGACCAGTGCGGCCTGCCCTCGGTCGGACTGGCCGGTGCCAACGCCTGGAAGCCGCACTACTCCCGGGTGTTCGCTGGGTTCGATGCGGTGTACTTGTTCGCCGACCCCGACTCGGCAGGCAAGGGTCTGGCCAAGATCGTCACCCGCGCGTTGGAGCAGGCTAACGTCGTTACACTAAGTGCAGACGTCAACGACACCTACCTGGAGTGGGGTCAGGATGGTATTTATGAAGCGCTCAGAGAGGCGGGCTGGAGTGATCCGAGTTGACCGAGCAGGAGTGGCGGAGGTTGTTGCGGATCCTGACCGACATGGGTCTCGTGATCACCAGCAGTTGTCGCTCTTCGACCTCGATTACCGTCACCCCCCGGCCCGTCCGATCATCGGACTGACCGGCAAGAAGGGTGTCGGCAAGGACACCCTCGCCGCCGAGTTGATCAAGTCGTTCGGGTACGCACGAGTTGCTCAGGCTGACCCGGTCAAGGACCTGGCGCTGGAGATCGACCCGAGGGTCGGGCCGCACGACGAGCACGACGTCTCGGATGCGCGGCTCTCCGAACTGCACTACGAACTCGGCTGGGACAAGGCCAAGGAGTCGACCGAGGTTCGCCGAATGTTGCAGGCGGTGGGCACCGGTGTTCGTGACGTCATCGGACCAGACACATGGATCGACCTGGCCTGGCGCAAGATCCACGCTGGCACCAAGCCGGTGGTGATCACCGACATCCGCTTCGAGAATGAAGCGGAGCGGGTGTGGGACAATGGCGGCATCGTGGTGCGGATCACCCGCACCGCACCGGACAGCGCCGCCGCCGAGGTGGACCACCACATCTCGGAGACCGAGATGGACGACGTCACGGTGGACATGACGATCAACAACTTCGATCTGGCCACCTTCCTGGACTGGGCACCGGTGGTCCACAGGTTCGCGTTGGTAGGTGCAGAGTGAAGATCCTGTCCTTGGACATCGAGACCAGCCCCAACGTCGCCGACGTGTGGGGTCTTTACCAGCAGAACGTGTCGCTCTCGCAACTGCGAGAGTCGACCCGGATGATCTGCTTTGCCGCCAAGTGGAAGCACGAGGACCGAGTGCTGTTCCGCTCGGAGTTCCATGACACCCGCGAGAAGATGCTCGACACCGCCTGGTCGCTGTTCGACGAGGCGGACGTCGTGGTCCACTGGAACGGCACGTCGTTCGACGTGCCGCATGTGATGCGCGAGTTCGTGGTGACCGAGACGTCACCGCCGTCGCCGTTCATCCAGATCGACCTGCTCCGAGTGGTGCGCAAGCGCTTCCGGTTCTCGTCCAACAAGTTGGACCACGTGGCCGAGCAGTTGCTCGGCGAGCGGAAGGTCAAGCACGCAGGCCACGACCTGTGGACCAGGTGTCTAGCCGGTGACCCTAAGGCGTGGGCCGAGATGCGCCGATACAACAAGCAGGACACGGTGCTCGTCGACAAGTTGCTCGACCGGCTACTGCCGTGGATCCCGAACTACCCGCACGCCGGGCTGTTCACCGGTGCGGTCGAGTCCTGCCCACGGTGCGGCTCGGACTCCTACCAGAAGCGCGGGCTGGCGATCTCCGCTACCCGTCAGTACCAGCAGTACCGGTGCAACGACTGCGCCGGTTGGTTCCGATCTGTCCGCTCTGAGGGCGGCGTCCCGACGAGGAGCATCTGATGTCCGACCAGAAGATCGGCTACCTGGTCTCGGCCCCTGTCGACCTGGTGGAGCGGGACCGAAAGTACTTCGACTTCCTCTACGAGCGGGCGGTCGAGAAGGCTGACCAGATGGCACGAGGCAGGAACCTCTACGCCGGGCCGATCGCGGCCGAGTACTACCTCACAGACTACGCCGGTCAGCGGGTAGGCGGCCCGTTCGACAACCTCGATCAGGCGCTCTGGTCCGCGAAGGATACGTACCGCGCTGACCTGGTGGCGCTCAAGTTGACCGCTGTTGCTCGGGACTACGAGCAGCCCGACGGATTCCGGAGGTACTTCGGTGTCGAAGCATCGGCCTACCGGTGGTAGGCGTGGCCAGAAGCGCCAGCCTCTGCCCGGCCGAGAGGGTCCACGGCCACCCGACCCTGGTGTTACGATCATGTGGGTTGTGATCGCGTTGGTTTTCATCGCAGGGTTGGTGAGCAGCAGGTGAAGAACATCCTCTACCCACTGGACAGCGAGCCACAGGGGAACGTCGAGTTCTTCGGTGGCCCGCTCGATGGGCTGATCGCTACCCACTCGGTGCTCACCGAGTTCTACGAGCACGTCGACATGGTGATGGTCGAAGGTGTCGAGGGCACGTATCCGTGGCCTTCGCCGCACTTGTACAAGTTGGAGCAGCCTCCGGCGCAAGCAGCCAAGGCATTCTCCGGGCGCCCCGCGCAGCGGATGCGCTACGTTCACATCGGGGAAGGAAGTGGTAAGCGTGCGACAGCCGTTGGATCCTGAGGCCATCCTTGTTACGGCGGCGAGCAGCGTCGCCCGCCAGTATCACGGGTACGTCGACCGCGAAGACCTGATCCAAGAGGGCCGCCTGTGGCTGGCCAGCCACCCCGAGCGGGTCGCCGAACTCGCCGAGAAGGGCAAGAGTCAGTGGCTGTACTCCGCCCTGGCTGGCCAGATGGACCGGTTCGCTCGTGAGCAGCGGGCTGCGGTGCTCGGCTACGAGCCGAGCGACGAGCACTTCTACAACAAGGGCACGCTTGCGCTGATCCTGCCGCACATCTACAACAACACCCAGCCCAACGCCGAGGGTGAGACGGTGTCTCGCGCCGACCCTGCTGAGGGTGGCAACTGGCCGGTGATCGAACTCGATGTGCGACTGGCCCTCTCTCGCCTGTCGCCTTACGACCAGGCGTGGATCAGTCTCCGGTGGGAGCAGGAGCACACGATCGAGCAGGTCGCCTCGCTCGCGGGCGTGACCGTCGATCACTCTCGGTACCACACCGAGCGCGCGCTGCGTCGGCTGATCGAGGAACTCGGTGGCCAGCGCCCCCGCCCCTGCCCCCGAGACTGCGAGCACTACGAGCACGACGCTCGGCTGCGCGTGCGCCCGGGCAAGGGCGAGGGGACCTTCGGCGAGGGCATGCTGGTCAGTTAGGCTCGACGCAACAGCCGTCGCAACCGTGAACTCCGGACTCTCCGGAGATGACGAACCAAGAGCGCTGGTCGGGATCGGGGTGTCCGATCCCGTGCTCACAGATCCGCTCGAAGATCCCTCGATCATCACGCCAGTGCAGTGGCCAGTTCGTCATGTGATGCACGGTCGGTGAGTGCACGATGCACACCCGACCGGCGCAGCGGTCGGCGGAGTGGACGTTGTACAGCGTGATGTCGCCGACACGCACGGTCTCGCCGGTCACTGGGCCATCCTCCACTTGCGCATCATGCTCAGTACCTTGCCGACTCGGCTCTTCGACAAGAAGACCATCGTGGCATAGGCGTTCATCGCCGAGGCAGCGATCATCCTGTCGGCATCGGTCAGATGTTCGGGTGCGTAGCGCAATGTCCACTCTACGTTGGCCACCCGGGTCGGGTTCGGCCACACCGTCCCGTCTTCGAGGTTCATGTACGGCGGGGACATGGTCTCTTCGCTCATCCTCGATCCTCCTCTTCTGCTGGGGTTTTCAGGGTGCACTCGGCGGGAGTCGAACCCGCACTGGGCGGTACTTGAAGCCGCTGCCTCTACCAGTTGGGCTACGAGCGCAGTGCCCCCCGCCCCAGCCCCGTCAGGGTGAGCCCACGGCATAGGCTCGGGCTGGGACGGGGAGTACCTCTCAGGCTCGCGCCTCGGCGAGCAGGCGGAGCGCGGTGGTGGTGAGTTCCCCGCCGGGCTTGGTGCTTCCGGTGGTGGTGAGCAGCCCGCTCTTGCGGGCGGAGTACAGCCGCTGCCGCTGGCAGTCGGCTGACCGCCCCTGCTCCTTGGCCAGCCGGGCGACCGGCGCCTTGTCGCCACGGTCCACCAGGCGCAGGTACTGGCGCGCCTCGACGGCCAGACCGAGCAGCGTGCTCGGCTTCACCCGCACCAGCGACGACGAACCCTTGGCCGGGTACTTGATCTCGACCACCCGGTCATGGGCGATCACCGGCACGCGCCCGGCCTTGCCGGTGCGCACCTCGATCCCGTCCGGGCGGTGCTTCATGAAGCCGGTGAACTTCCGGCCGTCGTTGCGGACGACGGTGACCCGCACACCTCGTGCTTCCTTGATCATTGCTTGTCCTCCTTCGGAGCGAACGACTTCTGGATCGCGTCGTTCTCCAGTGTGACCTTGAACAGCAGGTTGCCCTGCGTGTGGTAGAGGACGATGCCCTCTGCCTCGTAGAACCCCGGAGCGGCGACGCTGCCGAACTTCAGGAGGGTCTGCTCCGCCAGTTCCACCAGCTTGTTCAGGTTCCGGCCGTTCCCGCACACCAGCGCGGGCACGACGTCCAGGCCGGGGGTGGTGAACTCGGCCTCGCCCCAACGCTTGCTGTTGAACAGGCTGAACCTGCGCTCACCCTTCGGCAGGCCGTAGCCCCGCTGGATGCCGCTGCCCCACCACTCCCCGTAGTGCAGGCCCTCTCCGAGTTCCAGCGCCAGAGTCTCGGCGTTGGCGCGCACCCACTGGGCGAAGCCGAAGTTGTCCTGCTCTAAGGAGATCCAGCGCTTGCGACTGCCAGCCCGCACCTCCCATTGCCAGCGGGGCACCCCGCCTTCGTCGAGTTCCGACATGTCGAGCAGCACGGTCACGCCCGGCTGCTCGTTCCACTCGGACGGACCGAAGAACTCACGCCGGATGTCGATCAGCCCGTTGCTGCCGTCGATCTTCTCGGTCACCACCACCTCGCGGTTCAGCCGAGGGATGGACCTGAACGCCGGGTACCTGGTCGCATCGGTCATCGTTTCTCCTTCTTCTGCTTGTCAGCCCACGGCTGGCACCAGTGGCTGCCGATGTGCTGCTTAGGCACGGGCACCGTGCAGTGCTCGCAGGCTACCCACTCGGTCACAGGTAAGCCTCGATCCCGTCGGCGATCTGGTCGAACGTCCACTCCCGTTCGTCGTTCGCGTGGATGGCCTCGATCGAGTTGTACTCGTCGCCATCGGGATCCAACTCCCGTCCGACCACCGGGTTGCCAGCACTGAGTCCGGCCCACTCCAGCAGCGGGATCAGCCCGTTCAGGTCGGAGTAGTTTGCGGTGCCGCCCAGCCGGATGCCCAGGGTCGACGCCTCCGGGGTGTCGCCGACCCAATCCGGGATCACGCCAGCCTTGACTCCGAGGTCGGCCAGCACCCCGAGGCAACAGAAGGAGCGGCTGCCATCCTCTTTGCTCGCGTAGCAGAGTTTACCCTCCGCCTGCGAGTACTCGCCAGAACGCAGGGCCTTGACCCACAGGTCCTTGACCTCGGGGTTCATCTTCGGCTGCTCGGTCACGTCTGTTCCTCCTTCGCTTGTAGTTTCGCCAGCGCTTCTGCGCTCTCGTTCCTCTCGCGCATCTTCTCGCGCTCGGTCTCGTCAGTGCCGCCCCACACTCCGACCATGCGGTTGTCGTAAGCGTACTTGCGACACTCCCACATCACCGGGCAGCCTTTGCACACAGGCTTGGCTTTCTCCCTGTGTCGGACCAGCGCCCACCCTTTGATTTCCTTCTCGTCCTCACCCGCAGCAGGGATGAAGGTATCGAGCGGCATGCCCCGACAGTGACGGTCGGGGTGGTCGATGATCCGGAGTAGTTCCGGCGAGTAGATCACAGTCGTCATGCTAGCGTTCCCTTCACGGCCTTGCATCCGCAGCCTGGGTTGCGTACGTCCCCACGCTGGTTACGCGCTGGCAATCTGGCGTCGAACCCGATCACACACCCCCCCTCCAGGTGTGCTATCCAGTTGTGCCCGCACTCCGGGCAGTCGTCCTCGGTGTTCGGAACGTTGGCCGGAGAGAACAGTTGCTGCACCACGGCGGAGCCGGGCATCTTGGTGCCGAAGCGGGTGGCTGAGCCCCGGTCCCAGAAGGGACCGAAGCCCAGCACCACACCGTCCGGACTTAGCCTGATGCCCACGCCGTACGAGTTGCGCTTCGCCAACTCGGCGACCACCACATCCCACACCGCCTGCGCGGCCTGGTCTGCCGACTCGTACTCCCCCTCTAACGCAGCCTTGACCGCATCGGCCTCGGACTTGCGGGTTCTCACCCCCGCTCCTCGCTCAACGCCATCGCCCACGCCTCGATCTCGGCGATGTGGTTAGGCGTCAGCCCGTACCTGTCGTCCGGCTCGATGAGCAGGTAGTTGGAATCGTGGAACTCGTCGGCCCAGCGTCGGAACGACGGTTCGATTGCCTCGTCGTCGGTCCAGATGAGCGCTGTGTCGTCGGCGACCACCTGCTCGGCCGCTCGGTTCTTCGCAGCCCGAGCGTAGTGGCCGGTCAACTCGAACGCCATCGGGATGGGGCCGAAGCCGAGCACCCGGAGCACATCGACGGGGTCGGAGCACCAGGTGGACGCCAGCCGCAGTTCGATGTCGTACGTCTGGCAGATCCGGAGGATCTCCGACACCAGCGTGGGCGACCAGGTCATCTGGTAGGAGACGCCCACTCCCCGGGCACCCTCGGTCTTGGTGTCAGGCCAGTCCTTCGGGCTGGACATGGTGTTCACCACGCCGTCGATGTCGAGCAGCCACACCGCTCGCACTTGCACCACCTCCTATTACTGCTCGTACATCTCGATCATCTTGTACGGGGACACGGTTGCGACCCAGAGATCGTCACCGTCTGTAGTGTAGGTCAGATGAGTCACCACCTTGTGATCGTCACTCACAGTAGCCACCACCTTGATCCAACCCAGCACCTCTCGACCATCCTCGAACGGGATCCACACCCGCTTGTTCAGGCGGGAGTTGAGGAGGAAGGCGGCCCGAGTGGCTCGCTTGCGGCGAGGCCACTCGAACCCATCCACCAGGGTCCTGATGACCCCCAACTCAGGCCCGCTCGGCTGCCTCGATCGCCGCCTGCAACGAGGCGGTGATCCCGTAGTTTCCGACGACCGTGTGCGCCGAGGTGTCCCGCAGCCGGGCGACGATTGCCTTGGCGTCGGACAGCGTGACCTCGACCTCGCCGCCCCACTTGACCATCACCTCGTCCTTGGCCTTGGGCCGGGAGACCACGACGAAGTCCTCGGCGTAGTCCTGGAGGTCCGTGCAACCGAAGATGTAGCCGAACACGCTGATGTACTGGTTGCCGTACTGGCCTTCCTTCACCTCGGTGCGCAGCCGGATCTTGAATCCGTCCGGGACCTTGCTCATCTCGATGGTCGCAGCGTTGCCAGCCACGTCCTCCAGGAGAGCGTGCTTGCAGCCGACGCTCAGCACCCTCGGGCCGTTGAGTTCGGCCGTGAAGGTGAACTCCAGCACGGTGCCCGCGACGAACTCCTTGTACAAGTCGTCGGCGGTGACCTTCTCCATCACCTCGGCGTTGCCCTCTTTGCGCAGCCCGGGGCTGTCGGAGTGGGCGTACCAGTCGCCGCCGCCCTTCCGGTCGGCGCCGCTCTCCGGCCTGACGGTGAGGCGGTTGCCCGAGACCTCGTGGATCCGTCCGGCCCAGTAGCCACCGCCACCGGTGAAGTCGTATCGAACACGGTCACCGACGTTGAATGCAGGGGTCACGTTGTCCTCCTTGGGGTTGTCGATCTTGGTCAGGGTGGTGATCCTCGACGACCAGCCGAGGTCGGGGTGGCTGAGCCCCTTCACGCCGTCGTCACGGGTGATGAACGCGAGCAGGTTGTTGTCGCCCCGTTGCACCCGACCGAAGCAACGGAGCGTGCCGGTGACCCCGATCCCCCCTTCCCTCACCCGGTCGCCCGGGTGCAGCCCGTGCAGCAGCGGGTCGTCGGTCTTGATCAGCGCCCAGTCGGGGTTGGCCATCCGTCGGCGCTCGCCGACGGTGACCGAGTCGCTCCGGTCCTCCGCGTCGATCACCCAGACCTCGGCGGTCGATGCGCTGTACTTCGATGACCAGCCACCGTCGGGCCGGATCACCCGCCACTTCGTCCCGACCGCTGCGGGGTTGAGGTTGCTGACGTAGTAGACCTCGTCGTTCTCGTTGAACACAGACCCCTCCTTCTTGTTGATCTTCGTGAGATTCGCTTTGTCGATCGGTACCGCCGTCCGGGCGTACGGGGCCTTGTCGAACGTGACCCAGGTCAAGCCCTTGATGTGCCGCAGTCCGGACCGGGTCGGCGGCGCTGTCACCACCCCATCCAACCCCGAACAGGTGTGACCGGTGCGACCGGTGTACTTCACCCGGTCGCCGACGCTGAACCCGCTCACGCCTTGGCCTCCGCGATCTTCTCGCCGAGCAGGGTGAACAGGTTGTACAGCCGGTCGTCCTCGCCACTCGGCAGGTCGCCGAGCGCCGTGGCCACGGCCTCGGCGTCCTCGATCGACAGGTCCACGCTGAAGTCGAACGCCACCCGCTTCGACGGCGCAGCCCCGACGCCGGGGTTGATGATCTTCATGTCCCGGGCGTAGCCGTTGATCTCGCTGAACGCGGCCCTGACGCCGAGCGGCGACACCGAGGAGCGCGAGCACTCGATGCAGTCGGCGACGCCGCAGGTCGGATCCCCCTCGGTGACCGGCACGCGGAACGTGATCTCCCACTGAGCACGGCCCTCGCCATCGGCCTCGGGCATCTTGGTGAACCCGACCACCTCCGACGAGTCGAGCACCCGATCCACCTCGGCCCGCTTGCAGCCGATCGCGAGTCGGGTGCCGGTCTTGTTGGCGGTGGCGGTGAACTCGATGATCGCACCGGGGCCTTCGAGGTCCGCGGCCCGGAATGCGTCCACTGCCATCGGGTAGCCGTCCAGATCCACAGTGGGCTCCGGAGTCGCGGCCGGACCGGGGCGCTCGATCAAGGTGACCGAGACGATCGAGTCGTGGGTGAAGTTCCACGAACCTCCCCGACCACCACCTCGGACACCGTCGTTGCGGACGATCTCGCCGTAGTGGAAGTCCGCGCTCAGACCCGGAGCCGAGGGCGCCCGCTGCACCGTTCCGATGTACGACATACCACGCCCGGGCTCGACGACCCACACCCGGTCTCCGACCTGGAGTTCATGCGCCTGCACCTCCACCGAGGTGGAGTCGGACTCCGGAACGGGGTCGCCAGCCACCAGCACGAACGAGCCCACCGAGTAGGCACCCCGGGCGCCGTCGTTGTTCCACCGGACGCGGACCCCGGCGGCCAACGGGTAGATCTCCACGATCTCCGCCTGCTGGTTGTACCGGGAACCCCGGCTGTTGGTGTAGCGGACCCGCTGGCCCACTCGTGCATCGCCGATGCGCATTGGCTGTTCCTCCTTCGTCTCGGTGTCGCTCGGGTTGTCGTTGTTCTCCTGCTGTCGCAGCCAGTCCACGTCCATCCGGATCGGATCGACAGTGCTGAACTGAGAGGGGTAGAAGGTGCCACACCCGAGCAGGGTCGGGTGTGATGCGAGTGCATCCGCTCGCACGCACTCTGAGCCGTACTCGAACGGCTCGCCCCGGCCCCCGGGTACGTTGCGAGCGACCACGATGTCGCCGCCGTCGTACTCCACTCGCACGTGCTGACCGAGGTGCTCGTACACGTCGCCGATCAAGATGTCGGCGGTCGTTCGGGTGTACTCGTCGAAGCGGCTGGCCGCGTAGCCTCGCGCGTGTGCGGCGTTGATGTTGTCGATCGGTGGGGCATCGAGGTTCGGGCCACCGACCCGGACCACTACGGCACCACCGATGTCGGTCCCGACCCGAGCGACGACGTCGCCCTCGATCAGCGAGGTCAGGATGGTTCCCGCATTCGGTCGCACCCGCAGTAGCGGGAAGAACACTTGAGTCACGCTTCCTCCTTTCGTTGCCTTGCCACGATGTACCCTCCCCCGCCCTCGGCCGGAGCCGAGGACGAGAGGGCGCACACAGTGGAGGACCTGTCACCAGGACTGGTGCTGCCTCATCCGCCCCGGAGGGGGCGGGGCCTGGGGTCAGTTCTCGCTGGCATCGAACGAGTACGAGTCGACCTCGCCGTCGCCGAGCGTGACGTAGGCGGTGACGTCGTCCTTGACCTGATCGACGGCGGAGTCCTTGTCCCGTGCGGTGACGGTCACCTCGAACTGTGCGTTGAACGTGACGATGTACTCCTTCTCGCGCTGCGGGAGTTCGATGGTCAACTTCCGGTTGAGGTCGTCGACGATGTCGTCGTACTCCGAGCACCAGTCCCGGCTGTTGGCCTCCGAGATCAGGGTCTCGCCGATCAGACGGATGTCCTCCGCGTGGCTCTGCTGCTCGACCAGGAGTCGACGCCGGAACGCCTCCTTGTCGTCGGCCGCACGCTTGAGCGCGTCGAACAGCCGCGCCGCGCTGTCGGTGTCGGCGTAGGTCACGCCGTTCACCTCGAATGTCACTGCCATCTTGACCTCCTCCTTGTCGTGCTCGGCGGTGCCGAGCAGTTCCTTCTCCCACTCGGCGAGTGGCTCATCCTCGATCTTGCTCCAGCCGCCCGCCAGGGCGGCACCCGGCACGACCCAGTGCCCGTCCCTGCCGGTACCCCGGCTGCCGTCGTCGCGCTTGACGGTGAAGGCGTCGTCTCTGTAGATGCCGTCGCCGTCGTCGAGTGCGTACACCACACCCGTGCCGAAGGCCGAGTGCTGGACCCGGTCGCCGATGCGGAGCCCGTGCCTGACCGACAGGTTGGTCAGGTGTCGGGGCCACACGTCTTTGGTGTAGAGGCAATCGACCCCGTCGAACTTGACCCAGAGGTACTGCCCCGCGATGGTGAGCGACTCGACCACACCCTCCTTGCCCTCGCCCTGCGCGGCACTGCGGCCGGTGCCGCGGACCTTGTCGCCGACACGGAAGCCGCCGATCTCCTCGACGGCAGCCAAGGTGCCGATGATCCACCCCAGCGAGGTCTCGCTGATGTACTGGCGCTGCTTCCGGGCCGGGACCTCGACGTTGAGAGACCA